TGGTGTTATTACATCAACAGTTTATACAGTAGCTACTTTACCATCAGCTTCAACATCAGGTGCAGGTGCAAGAGCATTTGTTACAGACGCTTTAGCACCTACTTTTGGTGCAACAGTTACAGGCGGTGGTGCAGTAAATATACCTGTTTATAGTGATGGAACTAACTGGAAGGTCGGATAATGAATTACACATGGACTATTGACGCTATGTATGTAGTGCAAAACCCTGAACCTAATTATGTTGTCAATGTAATATGGACATTATCAGGCACAGACGGACAATATACTGCAAGCATACAAGGCAATACAGAATTAGCAGTAAACCAAGAACAAACTGACTACATTCCTTATGCTGACTTAACAGAAGAAATTGTTATAGGTTGGGTGCAAAACGCATTAGGCCCTACAGGTATTTATAACTACGAACAAAACATTGTAGGCCAAATAGATTCTATGATTAACCCACCTGTGAGTCCTGAACAAGCACCTTTACCATGGATTCAAGCATGATTGATTTTGAATGGAAAATAATAGAAATATCTAAAGAAGATGACTTAATTGTTCATGCTAAATACAAAGTTATTGCTCGTGATAACGATATTTTAGTAGAAACAGAAGGGAATCATTGGTTTAGTAATAAAGTATTAAATATCCCTTTTAAAGACGTAAAAGAAGAAGATATTATTGAATGGATTGAAAATGAATCTATCATTAATGACGAATGTCATATAAAATCTAATTTATCCAAGCAAGTAAAAGAATTAAAGATAAATCGCAAATCTCAATTACCTTGGAAACCCCAAGTATTTAACGTAGGTGAACTATGACCAAACCAATAGACATTATTTCAGGCGCTTTAAAAGACATTGGTGCATTGGCATCGGGGGAAACTCCAGCTCCTGAAGATGCTCAAGACGCATTTTATATGCTTAATGATATGTTAGATCAATGGTCTAACGAAGATATGATGGTTTACTATAAATCAGAAATAGTATTTCCTATTACGCCAGGTCAAACTCAATATACTATTGGCCCAACAGGTCAAATTGGTGCAGTTATTACAGGCTCTATTAGTGGAAATATCTTAACTGTAACAGGTATTACTTCAGGCGCTATTAATGTAGGTCAATTTTTATCAGGTGCAGGTATTACTGCTGGCACTACTATTACTCAAATGCTTACAGGCGCAGGGGGAAATGTAAATGAACTTGGCACATATCAACTTAATATTAGTCAAACAGTTTCATCTACAACCATTAACCTTTACTATCAACGACCACTTAATATCGATTCGTGTTTTGTTCGTATTAATACTAATTCTAATGGTGTTCCTATCATCAATGGGGGATTAGATTACCCAGTTGCAGTATTAAACCTTGAAGATTATGAAATGATTGGTTTAAAGACATTAAATGGCCCATGGCCTAAAGCGCTTTACTATCAACCTGCTGAAACATTAGGAAACATATTTGTATGGCCTAACCCATCTCAAGGTGAAATGCATATGTTTACAAATACATTATTCTCTAGGTTTACATCGCAAAATGACGTATTAAACCTTCCACAAGGCTATAACATGGCTTTACGCTGGTGTTTAGCTGAAAGACTTATGCCTATGTTTGGTAAAAGTTCACAAGTTCAAATGGCAATGATTACAGGATTTGCAGCACAAGGAAAAGCAACAATTAAACGCACCAATATGAAACCTGTGCAAAGTGCAAGATTTAACGATGCACTATTATCTAGCCGACAAAAAGACGCTGGTTGGATATTGACAGGTGGATTCTTTAGATAATTAAAAGGAAAATATAATGGCTTCAACAACATTCGTAGATGGCTCAAGTGTCATATACTCATCATGGCTAAATGACGTAAACTCAACCGTTTATAATGGAACATTTCAAGCCGCCACAATACAACCTACTAATATCGTAGTTAATGGAACAGTATCAGGCACAGGATTTACTAATCTTGTTAATTCAGGTTTAACTGCCCCAGGCCCTATTGGTAACGGAACGCCAAACACAGGTGCATTTACTACTCTTACAGCTAACAGTCTAACATTAAGCACAACACCTTTAGCGGTAGGATCAGGCGGAACAGGTTTAACATCACCAGGCACTTCAGGTTATGTTTTAATATCTAATGGAACAACATGGACACCGTCACTTCTTTTATCTAAAGACACTAACGGTTACCTTTACAGCCCTGTTGCAAATAACAATAGCGGACTATATTCATCTAATTTAATTTATAGTGCTAACGGAACTTCAGCAGGTCTTAACATTACGCCTTATCAACCTGTCTTTACTAGCGCAACTTCTACTGCTTCATCTATCAGCACAACCACTTTAACAGTAGGCGGAACAGTTACAGGCACTTTTGCAGTTGGTCAAGTTATTACAGGCACAGGTGTTACTTCAGGCACATATATTACTGCTTTAGTATCAGGCACAGGTGGCGCAGGAACTTATACTGTAAATAACTCACAAACAGTTGCATCTACTACTATTAACGCATCACACGCTATAAATTTACAAGGTTCTACATCTTATCAATTTGAATCTGTTGTATCTTTATTAAAATCAGCAGGAACAACATCTCACACAGTTGCATTAGGATTTGGTGGTTCAGCTACTTTAAATAACATTAATTATATAGCTCTTGGTCAAAATAGTGCATCAAGTTCATCTTTAGCTGTTGCTAACAATAGTGCGTTTGTATCAAGCGCAACTCCAACAGTTTTAACAAATGCAATTACTTCTGCAACTGAATATGTTTATTTTGTATTAAGAGGAACAATATCAGTCAATACAACAGGCACGATTGCCCCTATTTATGCTTTAAGTGCTGCTCCTGGTGGCGCTTATACAACTCAAATAGGATCGTATTTTAAAATATCACCTGTAGCAGTAGCCGGTGCAGATGTAAACATTGGGTCTTGGGTATAACACATGGCAGACTTTGGCTTTGTTGGCCCTAGTTACGAAGCTCCTTCCATTTATCAAGATGGACAGGAATGTATTAATTTTCGTGCAGAAGTTGACCCATTAAAAGAACCTGGCAGTAGAGGCGTTGTATCTCTCTATCCCACACCTGGCTTAACATCTGCTTTAGTATTTCAAAACAATCAACAAGTTCGTGGATTAAGAACATTATCAGGTGGTAATTTTATGTTGGCTGTAGTCGGCCCATATCTTTACTTAATCAATAATACTTTAAATGCCACGATTGTCGGTCAATTATCATCATCTGCAGGCCCTGTAAGTATTACAGACAATGGCGTATATGCCTATATTGTTGATGGAAATAACCGATATTCATGGAAAATATCGCAACCACTTTCAGCCACTTTTATTGGTTCTTTATCAGGAACAACCCTTACTGTTGTATTAATTAAAAGTGGTGTATTGGCAACAGGAATGTCTATATTTGGTTCGGGTCTATCTTCTGAAACAGTTATTACAAGCCAAACATCAGGTGTGCCAGGAAGTGTTGGCACTTACACAGTTAATCAAACTCAAACTGAAACAGCCGAAATTATCAATGCTTCTACGGTAGGTTGTAATTTTATCGGTTCAATTAACGGAAACATATTAACTGTATCAAATATTGTAGAAGGTAATCTATATCTTGGTCAAACAATACAAGGGCCAGGCGTTACTTTAGGCACAGTTATTACTGCTTTAGGCAGCGAAACTGTTTTAACTGCAGCTATCAATACTGCTGGCACAGGATACGCTGTAAATGACGTTATAACAGTTTTAGGGGGTATTTATGGCAATTTCCCTTCTACTTACACAGTAAATTCAGTTAATGTTGGCGTAGCCACAGTAGGCACAATTTCAGGTGGTTCTTCTTATACAAATGGCACTTATTATAATGTTCAAATGACTTATGTAAGTGGCCCAGTTGCGACCACATATCCAAGCGCTACAATTGTGGTATCAGGTGGCGCAGTAAGTTCAGTTTCTATTACATCACCAGGTTTAGGTTTTACAAACACAGGAACAGTATTGTCTGCCCCTAGCACATCAATTGGTGGCACAGGATCAGGATTTACTGTATCAGTAGCAACTTTAACTAGCACAGGTGCAGTTACATCATTAACGCAAACAAGTCCAGGTCAATATACTTCATTACCTAACAATCCAGCGTCTACATCAACAAATGGCACAGGCACAGGATTAACCCTTAATTTAACTTTTGGTTCAGGTTCAGGTGGAACAGGTAATTATGTTTTAAATAACTCTCAAACTGTCGCATCTCAAACAATGTTTGGATTGAATTTTAGTATTATTCCTTCATCTGATGGCGCATTTCAAGGTGCTAACACAGTTGATACTGTAGACAATTATTTTGTATATAACGACCCTAATTCACAACAATGGGCAGCTTCCAATATTTTAAGCCCTATAACTTCAGCTTTAAGTTTTTCATCTAAAGACGGATCGCCTGATAACCTAGTTTCTCTTATTGTAGATCATAGAGAAGTTTATTTAATGGGTGAAAAATCATCAGAAGTATGGGTAGACGTAGGAACATTTCCGTTTCCTTTCCAACGTATTCCAGGCACATCTACTCAACATGGTATAGCGGCTCAATTCTCGTTATCTAGAGTAGGTAACTCATTTGCTTATGTTTCTCGTAACAATCGTGGTCAAGCTCAAATCATGCAAATGAATGGCTATATCCCACAAAGAATATCAACTCATGCTGTGGAAAATACTTTAGTAGATCAATATGTAGATGACGCAATAGCATGGACTTATCAATTAGAAGGACATGAAGTTTATGTTGTTTCTTTCCCAACAATAGATTTAACTTGGGCTTATGACGCAACTACTAATATGTGGCACAAATGGCTATGGGTAGACAATAACAATGTTTATCATAGACACAGAGGCAATTGCTCAACTGTATTTCAAGGTTTAGTTTATGTGGGTGATTGGCAAAATGGTATTCTTTACCAATTAGACTCTAATAACTATACTGACAATGGTCAAGAAATTAGACGTTTACGCAGAGCGCCACACCTTGTTACAGACTTACAACGTCAATATTTAGAAGAATTCCAAATACAATTTCAACCTGGCGTTGGTTTAAATGGTCTTTCTAAAACCACTTATTCATCTACAAGTGCTGTTGCAGGACTTGCAATTGCAGGTAGAGCTATTGCAGGCACATCATCACTAGAAACTGTAGGTGCTAACCCACAAGCTATGTTACGTTGGTCTAATGACGGAGGTTCTACATGGTCAAACGAACATTGGACTTCTATTGGTCAAATAGGTAAATATAAAAATCGTGCTATTTGGCGTAGATTAGGTTGGTCAAGAGATAGAGTTTTTGAAGTGGTAGTTACCGACCCTGTTAAATCGGTTATAATATCTGCTAATCTAAAAGCATCTGAAGGGGAAAACTAATGTCAAATGGTATTTATGGTTCAAATCAGACAAATCCTTACCCACAAGCTGAATTTTTAGAGCCTTCAAGCAAAAGACCACATAGAGCGTGGCAACAATATTTTTTAAATTTAGTTAACTTTAGTCATGCTGATACAGCAACTTCAGGCACAGCACAATTACCCCCTGCACCTCAAGGTTTTGTAAATATGACTGTTAACGGAAAACAAGTTAAAGTTCCTTATTATAATCAATGAGTAACGAACAATTATTTAATAAGTTAAATGGCACATTTGAAATTGATCCAAATGTTATTCATTATTTTTCAGATGGTTTATATGCTAAACAGATGACAATGCCTAAAGGATTTATGGCAGGTAAGCACGTTCATAATTACAGTCATTTAAGTGTATTAGCAAAAGGCAAAGTTATTGTAAGAACCGATAATGAAGCTCAAGAATATACTGCACCGGCTTGTATTACTATTAAAGCAGGTGAATATCATACAGTAGAAGCACTAGAAGATTGTGCATGGTTTTGTATTCACGCCACGTCAGAGTCTGACAAAGTTGATGACGTTTTAATTGTAAGGAAGGATTAATTATGTCTTGGAGTTGGGTATCCGGTGTTGGTTCTGCAATAGGCGGTCTAGCAGGTATGTTTGGAGCAAGTAGTGCGGCTGACGCACAAGTGGCTGCTGAACAACAAGCAATACAAGCACAGCAACAAATGTTTAACCAACAATTTGGTGCTTTAGCTCCACAAAGAGCAGCAGGCTATAATGCTTTAAATGAATTAGGTGCTTTAGGAAGTGGACCTTATACTCAATACAATGCTCAAGGACAAGCAACAGGTCAAGGCACAGGAACAGATTATTTAACTCATCAATTTGGCAATACCGATTTAAACGCTAATATTGCACCTAATTATGCTTTTGGACTTCAACAAGGATTGGGAAATGTTAATGCACAAAACAATGCTTTAGGTGGAAGAATTGGTGGAAATGCCTTACAAGGTGCAAATACATTTGCTCAAAATTATGCAGGTAATGCTTATCAACAAGCATTTAATAACTATCAAGGACAACGTAACAATATTTACAATACTTTAGCTGGTATTGCAGGTATTGGTCAAAATGCTCTTAATACAGGCGCACAAGTAGGTATGAACGCAGCAAACGCTATCGGACAACAACAAGTTGGTATAGGTAATGCTCAAGCAGCAGGATACATGGGAATGGCAAATGCAATTGGTGGTGGCGCTCAAGGTATATCAAATTCTTATTTACTATCTAAATTGTTAAATCAACGTAGCACAGTTCCAGATACAAATAATAATTCCACAGATAATAGCAATAATAATGCTGCTTACACACATAGTATTTTTGATTAAGGAATAATTATGGCAGATTATAACGTATCAGACGTAGCATCAAAAGTTAATATTCCAAATCAAATGTCACTTGCTGACATGATTAATATGGCTCGTAATGTCCAGTCATATCAACAAGCGCAACAGATTAATCCTTTACTTTTACAACAACAACAAGCTGAAACTAAACGTGCTGGTGCAGAAGCCAATGTATCTGAACAAACACAAGAACCTAGAATTTCTAAATCTCAAGCAGAATCTAAAAAATCTGAAATTGAAGCTCAAAAAGCAGGTGTTGATTTAAATCAATATTATGGAAATTTATCTAAAGGTGTTTATGGTGGATTTGTATTTGATCCTGATTTTATAAATGGTAATTCAGAAGCTATGGTTAAAAAATTAACCGCAGCACATGATTATCTTACTAAAGACATTGGTATTCCTGAAAGTGGCTCTAAATCAACAGATCAATTAATTAGTTTAGCTAAAACAAACCCAGAACAAGCATATCAAATGATTAAAAATGGAATTATGCAATCAGGTCAAAATCAATCACAAGTTGCGGCTGTTGCTCCACAATTAACAACTAATGCTGCAGGTAACCTTGTTCAAGTTACGCCAGCAGGTGGTGGAATTAGCATGGTTGGTGGAGCTATTAATGAACTTAATCCTAAAGGTGTTCGTAGCGCTATTGTTATAAATCCAGTTACAGGTCAACCTACAGCAGTTCCATTAAGTAATAAAGGTCAATATGAACAATTTACAAATCAAAATCAACCTAACGCTGGTGGTCCAAATGCTTTAACGCCAATGCCACCAAATCAAACAGCAGAAACATTAAAAACACAAGCAACAGATAATCTTTCTTTATATCAAAAAGCTATTGATACAATGACTAATCCAAGCAGTAAAAATGGTTTTATTCCTGATCAAAAGAAAATTACAGCAAACATTATTCATTTACTTAAAGATAAAGATGTTGATACTGGCCCTATTGCTAATTATTTTGCTACCAACACAGGACAAGAATCTTTAAATCATAAACAACAAGAATTAGCTAAATATCTTGAACAACGTATTCAAAATCAAAATCCACAATCTGTTCAAGATTTGGCAAGTATGCACAAAGCTTATGGGTCTATTAGTCTTAAAAAAGACGCTCTTATAGATTTAATGAGAAATGAAGCTGGAACTATTACAGCCAATGATTTGTTTAATAGAGGCATTATTAAAAATGGTGGAAATGGAACTAATCCTGATTTAAATGCAATTAATAATTTTAAATCTCAATTTGCCATGTATGCTAATGATCCTACATTAATGAAAATTATTGCTGTAACAGGTGAATCACCTAAAGCTCGTATTGATAAAGAAGATAAAGACGCTTTAAATAAAATTTTATCAGGTATGACAAAAGAACAAAAAGCTGCAATGGCTCAAAAACGTGAAAATTTATTAAGACTTGTAAATGGACAATAAAATGGATGATAATGTAATACGTTTAACATTACCAACTATTCAAGTTGGCCCTGAAGAAGCCAAAGCTGAAGAAGATCAAAATATTAATGATCTTATTTTAAATTCAGGTGGAGAAGAAACTCAAGAACCCAATCAAAATGTTAATGAATTAATTACAAATGCAGAACCATATCAAGAACCTGAAACAAGCACTTTATCAGGTGAATGGAAACAAAGACTTGAAGCTCTAGATAGATATACTAAACTATTTTTAAAAGGTTCATCACCAACTTTAGTGGGTGCAACAGCAGGCGGTGCATTAGCAGGGCCTCCAGGCGCTGTATTTGGTGCTGTATCAATTCCTATTGCTGACATGATTACAGGTCTTGCTAATAAGTCTTTAGATACCCACATGAAACTTCCTAGTGAAGCTATCGCTCATCTTGTTGCACCAAATATTGAGCCTCCAAAAACATCAGGCGAAAGAGTAGCTTATGCGGCAGGTTCTGCTTTAGGTGGAACAGCTTCTGAATTAGGAACTTTATCAAGATTAGCACAAACAACATCTAATCCTGTTACACAACAATTAGCAAATCAATTAGTTCAAAGATCAGGAACTCAATTAGCAACTGCAGCGCCTATTGGTGCTACAGCTCAAACTATAAATGAAAATGTAGATAGTCCATTTGCACCATTATTAGGATTGGTTGCTGGTGGCGTTATTGGTGGAACTGCAGGATTAAGAACAACAGCTAAATCAGCAGAAACTGTATCAGCAGAATCTTTAGCTGCAGAATCAAGCAATTTATTTCAAAAAGCAAAAGAATCAGGAATTACTTTTGATAAAGACAATTTTGCAAATACTGCAAAATCTTTTGGTTCAGATTTAAGAGAAGAAGGATATACACCAAAATCATATCCAAAAATAGAATCTGTTTTAGATGAAATGCAAAATATTGCTACACCTAAAGATTTTACAGAATTAAAGTCTATTAGAAAAATGATTCAAGGCGCTCAAAAAAGCACAGATGCAGAAGAAAGAAGATTGGCTACTATATTAAAAGATAAGTTTGATGATTATGTAGTAAACGCTCCTGAAGGATTTATTAAAACAGGTTCTAAAGAAGGTTTAGATGCTTGGAAAAGTGCTAGAGATTCATATAGCAAGCTTAAAAAAGCTGAAATGTTTACCGATATGCTTGAAAATGCAGAAATAGAAGGAAGAACTAGATATACAAATGCAGGCCCTGAACATTCTTTAGCAAGGCAATTAACAGCTTTAGTTAAAAATGATAAAAAGATGCGTATGTTTACTGCTGACGAGCAACAAGCTATTAGAGATGCAGCTAAAGGTGGTTCTGCACAAAACATACTTAAAGTTATGGGTAAATTTGCACCAACAGGTGTTGTAAGCGCCATGTTTAGCACTATGTTAGGGGCTGTTGCACCAAAAATTGTAATACCTGCTGCGGCAGTATCAACAGTTGCAAAAAAAGTAGCTGCTCAACAAAGGATGCAAGATGTAAATAATTTAGCAGATATGATGAGATTGGGTAGAAAACCTGCTTTAGAATCAAGATTAACAGATGTTCCAGTTACAACTTTAGGTGGAACTATTGCTTCACAAAAAACAAATAAAAAAAGACTTACTGATTTAATACCAAAATAAAGGACAACCATGAGTGTATTATTATCCCCAATAGGAAATGGAATAAACTTCCTAACAACCACAGGTCAGCCACTTAACGCTGGTCAGCTTTATACCTATCAAGCAGGTTCAAGCACACCACTTACAACTTATAGTGATAATAATGGACTTTATCCTAATAGCAATCCTATTATTTTGGGAACTGACGGAAGGCTTCCTAATGAACTTTGGTTAACACAAAACTATTATTATAAATTTGTATTAGAAGATTCAAATAACAATTTAATAGCTACATACGATAATTTATACGGAATCCTTGCTACATCTAGCGGTGGTGGTTCTACAAGCGTTCCTAGTGGCGTTATTATGATGTGGTCAGGCTCTATTGGCTCTATTCCTAGTGGTTATTATTTATGTAATGGATCAAATGGAACACCTGATTTAAGAGATAGATTTATTGTAGGCGCTGGTAATCTTTATTCAGTAGCACAAACAGGTGGTAGTGCAGACGCTATTGTGGTATCACATACCCATACTGCAAATTCTGTAACATCAGTTACTGATCCTGGTCATAGCCATTCTATTCCATTATTACAAAACATCAATGGCTATGGTTCTAACTCTGGTGGTGTAACACCTTCTACACCTGGAAATGTAACTACAAATACAGCATTTACTGGTATTTCAGCTACAACCAATACAACAATCGCAGTAGCAGGTAACGCAGGAACAGGAGCTAACAACCCATTGTTCTATGCTCTCTGTTACATAATGAAGTCATAATTATGATTAAACATAATTTAAATGAAGTAGATCATAGATTAAGCACTCACGAAGAAATTTGTGCTTTACGTTATGAAGCAATCAATGCAAGATTAAAGCGTTTGGAACAGATTTTGCTTGGTGCAGTAGGCGCAGTTTTGTTATTATTAATAAGTAATCTTTTAAAATAAGGAGTTTATATGCAATTAATTAAAGATTTATGGGCTGTTGTTCAGTCAGTATTACAAGTATTTAAAACATTAATCGGTTATGTAAGAGCAGTTATTTTGGCTGTGGAAACATTCATTGGCAAAATTGCTAATAAGAAAGAAGTTGCAGCACCTGTTGCTCAACCTGTAGAATCACCAACACCTGCTGTTCCTGCACCTGTAACCAATGAAAATGGCGCTACAACTACTGTAGCTCAATAATGAATTGGTTAGTTCAAATAGCGCCTACGATTGCTAGTGCGCTTGGTGGCCCATTAGCAGGCCTAGCTGTAACTGTATTATCTAAAGCTTTAAATGTAGCACCGCATGAAGTTAATGACATAATTCAGTCTAATAAACTTAATGCAGATCAAATAGCTCAAGTTAAAGTAGCAGAAATAGAATTACAACGCCAAGCTCAAGAGTTAGGATTAGACTTTGCTAAAATAGAAGTCGCTGACTCTGTATCTGCTCGTAATATGGAAATTACTACTAAATCCCATATTCCAGCAATATTAGCTTCAATTACAACTATTGGATTCTTTGGGATACTTACTTTGTTATTCTTTAATAAAGTTGATCCTACTAATAACGCTTTGATGATTATGTTGGGTTCATTAGGAACTGCATGGACTGGCGTTATATCTTTTTACTTTGGATCATCTCATGGCAGTCAATTAAAAGATCAAATGCTTTATCATTCAACACCTGAAAAACCAAGCGAAGAATGAACATAACCGAACATTTTACATTTGAGGAACTTTACGCATCTGAAATAGCGGATCGTAACCATATTGATAATACACCGACTGATCCTCAAGTATTAGATAATTTAAAAACATTAGCTTTGAACCTTGAAAGCGTCAGGAGATTACTTGGCCATCCTATACATATTAATAGCGCTTATCGCTGCCTACTTGTTAATGGAATGTTGGGAAGTAAACCAACGTCTGCTCACGTTAGGGGGTTGGCTGCTGACATCATTTGCCCTTCTTTCGGTAGCCCTGTGGATATTGTCAACGCTATTATTTCTAGTGGTATTCAATACGATCAAGTTATTTTGGAGTATGATAAATGGTGTCATATTGGATTTGCAGAAGAAGGCAAAGAACCAAGATTAGAACAATTAATTATTGATAAAGAAGGAACTAGACGTTATGGCAACTAAACCTACATATAAAGCAGAGAAACCAGCTATTCGTAGCGAATCTAAAGACTATATTGTTAAAAGAGTAAATGGTTTGGAAGAAGAATTAAAAAGACATGAAAAAATGGATTTATTAAAAGCTCATCCACTTCCTAATATGCGTAAAAAATGAAACAA